TATATATATTATTATTATTATTATAAATTTTAGTAATCTTTCTTTATATTACTTTCTTTCTATTTACCTTTTTTGTGCTTTTTCCACCTATTTTTTGCCTTATATATGTGTGTAAAAAACTAATTTTTAGATATGGTAAAATCACCAAATTGAACGACAAAAGGAATTTTTACCCCATCAATTTTTATGATAAAATTTTCAAGCAAAAAAATTGCTTTTTTAAGTTCTTTATTTTTAGACATTTTTTTACTCCTAACCGCTTGCCCTTTGTCAAGTCGGTTATTTTTTTTAAACAATTTCTACATTGCCAAACTCTGCAACAAACTCCGCTTCGGCTCTGGTTTCAAATAAATCTTCAAGCGGATATGTTGCATTTTCTTTTTTAATTGTGTTGAGATGTCTTAATCCAAATTTATTGACATAATAATTTTTTTTATTTAATTGAATAAATAAGCCCTCTTCTAAATAAATAGTTGCCTCTTTCTCAATCAGTTCTTTCAATCTATTTTTATTCATAATCTTTAACTCCTTGCCCTCTGTGGACTTGCACCACATTTTAACTTTTAGGGCATAGAACCGCCACCAACGGCGGTTAGTTTTATTTTATTATGTTTTTATATGCTTCATTCGTAAAATTAATTAAAGCATTTTTGTATGCTTTTTCGCTTTCTTCACAACTTTTAATTTTTTCAATTTCTTTTATTTCATTCTTGTATCTATCAATAATTGCTTGTGGTGGTCTTGTTCCTATTGTTCTATAACCTGTTGCAATATCTATACCCTCAACCGTGTATATATCACAATCCCAGCCATATATCCCCGCAATATATGCAATAGGGCTTTCACTTCTAAATAATGTTTGTAGTTCGCAATAATTTAATGCTATTGTTTCTCTTGCATTGATATCTTTTCTTTTTACTCTAATTTTATCCATTTTTTTATCTCCTTGCCTTTGCTCACCTCTTGCGGTGGTTAAGGCATATAAACCGCATTAAGCGGTTATAATTATTTGTGTAATTTTTAAGATGAAAATTACAAACGCACCGCATCATATTTTGCGTGCTTAATATTCGCCAAACTCTAAGCGGTGGCGACTCCGCTAGCAACTTTTAAAGTTATCTATTTATGATTTGCTAAAACATAAATAAAACCAAATTGTCAATGTGCAATGTAAATACAATCTATTTACACTATTAGTATACACTATTATACATTAATTGTCAAGTATTTAATAAAATAATTATCATAAAACTTATGTTCTATAACCTAGACTACTACACTACTGATATGTATGTATAGCACAAGTGTTCTATGATACAACAGCATAGCAAGAACTAATGTGTTGTTGTATTGATACTTATCCACTCTATGTATATGCTAGTTGATGTACAATTATGACAACTATGCTATTAATCTTTTATTGTTACCACCTTAACAACACATAGACACCTACTCTCATAATAGTAGTAACTTTATCACATAGGGACACCCCCTCCACCCATTCTAGACTCTCCCTATAACTTTTGCCCGCAATAAAAAAGTGATAAACCGACATAGAAAATGTATAGGCATAGTGAAATAGCGAATAATTTGATATGTAGGATTGATTTTAATATCTTTGTTGATAAAATTCTCATTAAAATACATATCGTTGAAATTAGGGGCAAAATAATGCGTAAAAAGAATATGGTATAAAAAAGGGTGGTAAGGATATAGAAAGTTAAAAAAGATATAAAAGAAAGTTGTAAAAAAAATTGGGTGAAAATATTTTCAAAGTTTGCTTGACAATAAACTTTATATGGAATAGAATAGTTTTTGTAATTTAAAACATAAATAAATATAAAAGGAGAAATTATTAATTTAGTGAGTAGTTATAACAAGTATAGGAACAGGAAAACGGAGATAGATGGGATATTATTTGATAGCAAGAGTGAAGCGAGAAGATATAGTGAATTAAAACTTACGGAAAAGTGTGGAATAATAAAAGATTTAAAGTTACAAGTAGCATTTGAAATAGTGCCTAATCAGTATATAAGTACATTTGAAATTAAAAAAAATGGAAATATTAAAGAGAATAAAAAGTTAGATGAAAGGAAAGTTGAGTACATAGCAGATTTTGTATATTATGATAATGAGTTAAAGATAAATGTTGTTGAAGATGTAAAGGGAATGAAAACAAAAGAATATATAATTAAAAGGAAATTATTTAAGTATTTATACTCAAAAGAATATAGTTTTAAGGAAATTGTATGAAAAGTTTAAAAATGAATGATAATCAAAGAAGATTATGTGAAGAAAATATTAAATTAGTAGCATTTTATGTTAGAAATATGTTAAAAAAGAATAATTCTATGTTAAATTTAATGAGTTATGATGATATTATTAGTGCTGGTAATCTTGGATTGATAAAGGCTTGCATTGGATTTAATAATAATGGAGATTATAAATTTTCAACATTTGCAATAAAATGTATATCAAATGAAATTTTCTATGAATTAAGAAAAATAAAACTCAATAATCAAAGATATTTAATATTTTCAATTTTAGAAGATTACCAAGTATCTTGTATTTGTGAGATAGAAGATAAAAATTCATCTTATAATGAACTTATAAAATATAATTATATAAATAATAAAATTAAAAAATTAATTCCTAATGATAAAAAATATATTGAACAAATAATTTATAGGGAAAAAACATATGATAATATATCAAAAGAAACGAATATTCCAATATTAAAATTAAGAAAAATTGTAAAATATTATAAGGAAAATTTAAGAAAGGAATTATCATTATGAAATTTGATATTATGACTAAAAATGAATTAATTAATGAATTGAAAAATGCTAAATATATAATTTTGCAACATATTTTTAATGTTGAAGATACAAATATAGAACTATATTCAGCACATACTGAAATAGGTCAGTTTATTATTGATAAGGAATTATTTGATGAAATTAAAGATTTAAAAAATGTGAAGCAAATAATTGAAGAAGATTATAATAATATTTAAGAAAGTTTATTTTTTAATAAACATTTAATAATTGATAGCATATACTAATAATGTGCTATTTTTTATATGCAAAAAGGAGAAATGTATAATTATGCAAGATTTAAAATTAGGAGAAGTTTTAAAAAAATATAGACATAAACATAAACTTTCAGCAATTAATTTTGCTAGAAAAATTAATATTACAAAAGGTTATTATAGTGTAATAGAACATAATAAAGTTATACCTTTTAGTTATGAAATAATTAACAATATTGTTTTAATAACTAAAAACGATAAGGAAATATATAATGAAATAATTGACTTTTATAAAAACTATAAAATTCTTGAATTAAATAAGTTTTTATCAGTATTTAATGAAAAAATTAAGGAAGTGAAATATTATGTATGATAATAAAAATGAATATCCAGAATTTAATAAATTAAAAAGTAGAAGGCAAAAAAATTTTGTTTGGCTTTATCTTCAAAGTTCATATAAAGAAAAATTCTTTTCTATGTATACATTCAATAATGCGTTATATTCATATATAGTTGCTTTTAATATTAATTGTAATGAGTTTGCAAAAGTTACAAAATATTCATTAGTAAAAAATTCAAGTGGTTATGATGAGTTGGTCGTTAATAATTCTATTGATAACCCAGATAAGATTGATGTCCAAATAACTAATGATAAAATCTATCAGAAAATAATGAAACTTTCTGAAATGACTTATAAAATATGTGAAAAATCTATTAATGAAATTAGAAGAATTGAATTTAAAACTAACGATGAAACTAAACAATTAGAAATTATTAATGCTATTCATAAAGATGCTTTAAATGATGATGATAAAAAGTTTAAAATTGAAAATAGAAAACTTGCAGTTGATATTTATGGATTAAGACAAAAAGAACCAGTTATTAAAATCGACCTTTATGAAGAAGTTGGTAAACGATATGTTGATAATATGTTATCTTCAAACAATATTAATAAGGACTTAAAAAACCTAGTTGTTAGTGATAATGAATTGAATAGTATAACTTATGATGAAAATGATGATAATATTAAAAATAAAAAAGAATTAAAACAATCAATTACAGTTTTAAGAAAAAATGGTACTTACGATTCTGATGAAGATTTAAACGAAGATGATGAATAAAGGAATTTTATATGGGTAAAACATTAATTAATGAGTTTGTAGATATTCCTTATAGTCCTGAAACTTTTAAAAGTAAAAAATATGAAAAACTAAGACAAACTATGCTTAGTCTTTTTATTACAAATATTGAAATTGAAGGCTCTATTCGTGGCGGAAAAGATGTTACTGCATTATTATGTTGGAGTGAATATCTTATGCTTACACCAGATAAACTACATTTGGTTACTGGTACTAGCGAAAATCACGCAATAGAAAATGTACTTAATGCAGATGGATTCGGTATTAAATACCTTTTACCACACGGAGAATTAGCAAAAGATAATAATAAAATAAAATATAAATTTAAAGACTTTTTTGGTATTGATAAAGAAATTCATTTCTTTGGTAATTCAAAAATAGATGATGAAGCAGCATATAGGGGTATTTCTTATGGCTCGCATTATGGAGTGGAAGCAACTAAACAAAATGTACACGGTTTACAAGTGGCAGCGGGAAGAACTAGTGCAGCAAAATGGCGTAAAATTATTCATACTCAAAACCCAGTTTCGCCAGCAAGTGATTATTATTTATCTATTGAAAAACCTTTGTGTGCAAGTGAGCCAAAAGCAATAGAGATACAAAATATAAAAGAAAAATATGCTATAAGTTATGGACAAATTTGTGCTAAATATGAAAGAATTATAAAAGAAAAAATAGAATTTGAAGGCAAAAAATATTTAAAAAGAAATAAGGCATATAATTATGAAAAACTTAACGATAAACAAAAAAGAAGATATAGGGCTTTATTAATTAGAACTAAAATAGATGTTATACTTGAAAGAGAAAACGAATTATTTAATAAATATAAGATTAATTCTGCATATTATGAGTTTGAACCTTATTATGATAATGTAAATGAAGTTAGAAATGGAATATTTTTTAGATATTTTCATTACAATATGCAAGATAATCCAACCATAAGTTCTGCTAGATTTAATGAAATTTGTTCTACTTATGACCCACATAGTATTATTTATCAAAGAGATATCTTAGGTAAGAGAGCAATAGCAAATAACGCAATATATTCTAATCTTAAAGAAGATAACTTTTATAATGAAGATTTGCCAGATAACCTTAAAAAATATGGTTGGTTTAGATTTATTTATATTGACTATGGTGTTGTTAATGATTATGTTATGCTTGATTGCTATATAGACCCAAATACATATACTTTATTTGTGGAGAATGAAAGTAGATTTAAAACAGCAGATGATGAATTGCATAGAAGTCCTAATGAGAAATTTTACGGTGAATTATTAATTCAATTAATTAATTCTCGTGAAAATGGTGAATATGATGGTGTTGGTGTTGACCCATCTGCTCGTGGATATATTAATTACCTTAATTCCATAGGTATTTATACGAAAAGGTCTAAAAATTCAGTTTCTAGGAATAAGAAAGAAAAATCACTTGATGCTTTCAACAAAGATAAACCATTAGATAATTCAATAAATGGTATAGAACTTGTTAAGTTAGGTTTTGAATTGCATAAAATATATATAAACAACAAATGCAAAAAATTAAGACAAGAACTTGAAGGATATGTTCTAGATGATAAAAAATTATTAATAGGTATAGAAGTGCCTTTAAAAATTAAAGACCACGGTTGTGATGCTTTAAGATATTTTGTAAATACTGAAATAGGTAAACCAAGTATTTGGCAAATTAATGAAAATAAGGAGATTGATATATTTGATGAAATTAAACGAATTAGAGAATACGAAACCCAAAAAGAAAGTTAATAATAAAAAATTAACAAATGAAGAAATTATGTGTGCTAATAATTTTATTGATAAGGCTTTGAATAATAAAGACATTAATAATAAAATAGGCAATGATTATGAACTTGCTTTAAATAATCATCAATTTACTAAAAATGATTATGACAAAAGAATTAGTCTTGTTAAAAACTCTTTAACTAATCTAAAAGATGAGTTCACAAAAGATAATTGCTTATCAACTCTTAATGATGAATATACTAATCCACAAGCAGGTTATGGATTTATGAGTGGCTCTCCACAAGATGCTGGTCAATATATTTCATCTAGGGGAGTAACAAGAGATTTTATAAACTTAAATAATGTATATCGTTCTGATGCCATATTTTCTAAAATAATCAATATGTATGCAAGAGATATGGTTAAAAATGGTATAGATATCCGCTGTGATAAACCTACTGACCAAGTTTCTAAAATAGAATGTGAAATTACAAAACTTAATGCTCAAATTCAAGAAGGTATTATGTGGAGTGATTTATATGGTCTTTCAGTTGGATTACCTATAATTCACGGACAATTTAATCAATCTTCTTTTAGTAGACCATTAGATATTAGTAAAATAGATAAAGATGATTTTATGGGGATTAAAATTTTACCAAAATGGCAAGGTTGTATGCCTTTAATGGATAAACTTGTTACTAAACCTATAAAAGGAATTATTGATGGTAGCGAAATAGGTGAACCGCTTTATTATGATATTTGGATTACTAATACTGGGCAACATTATAAAGTTCATAGAAGTTGGTTGTTTATTTTTATTACTAATCCTTTACCTGGTATTGAGAAAGATATTGAACAATATAGCGGTGTTTCTCTTTATGAAAGATTAGAAATTCCTTTAAAAAATTACAATGCCACTATAAATTATATTTTAAGTTTACTACAAATGTCTACTCAAAGAGTTATAAAATTAGAGGGTATTACTGGTCTTGAATTATTATCAAAAGCAGGACAAGATAGATTCCAAAAAAGAATGGAGCAATTAGGAAGTGCTGCTACAATTTGGAATATTCTTGTTTTAGGAGAAAATGATGATTATGATTATAAGAGTGTTCAATTTAATGGACTTAATTCATTAGCATTAACCTCACAAGAAAATTTGGCTGCTGCGAGTTCAACTTCTTTAAATAGGCTTTTTGGTAAATCACCTACTGGACTTAATAATAGTTCAGAAGAAAATACTAACGATTATTATGATACTATTAAAGGTAGACAAGAATGTATTTTAAGACCATCATATAATAAACTTATACCTATATTGTATAGAAATGAATATGGGGAAGATATTGGAGATTTTGAGTTTGATTTTGAAAGTCTTTGGTCATTAAGTGAACAAGATAAAGCATTAATTCTTGAAAGAAAATCTAGGTCATTACAAAATTCTTGGAAAGATAATGCCTTAACTTTAAGAGAATATTTGTTGGAGTTAAAACAAATAGGTAGGGTTACAGATGCATATACTAATATTACAGATGAATATTTACAAAAAATTCATAGTAGCGGTCTTGATGATTATAGGT